AGAAGATGGAACATAGATGTAAAGGCCTGTGTAGTTATCATACACCTTCATCCAGTTAGCAAACACAGTAGCATAAGAAGTATTAGCAAGTGAGAACTGATGGCGAAGTGCCCAGTAAACATCAACGTAGAAGTTCTTATTTGGATCCTTCTGAATCTTCTGCGACTTACCAGCTACAAGAAGCTGTCGAATTGGATCAGCAACGAATAAGATATCACCACGTCCACCATCCTTAACTGGACCTGCAAATGTTGCAAAGCGGTTAAATACTGTTGTGTAAGCTGTACGAGCATCTTCACCAGCAGATGGAAGATCACCGGAAGTTCTCAACGCTTCAATAGCTGGTGTTGTTCTTGTATCATCAAATCCACGAGCAGATAAAGTAGGCGATGATGTCTCCATGTAAGTGTGGATAGTACCAAGACCACCTTCAGCAATAATATCAATGTCAAACTTACGATCATTACGAACACGATCAAGTGCGCGATCAAGCTTCAATGGAATACTACCAATCTTCTTATCAGTAAGATTGACTTCACCATATGAACCAAGTGGGATAAGGTTGTCTGCATAATCAAGTGAACCACCGCTCAAGAAGTTTATGAAGTAGTTAGCTGGAAGACCAGCTTGTGCAGCAGTAATGTTACCATTTGCGAGGCCTGTCTCAAGTGTCTTTGTATAAACACGAACTTTGTTAGCAGGTGTACCATCTGTATTAAGTTGAACACCGTCAAGAGCATCAGCCATGAATGGGTTAACAATAATGTCAATGTTACGTGATTGGTCTTCAACTGTATCAAGAGAGAAGTTAATTGGAGCACCACCATTGTCAGCGTTACGCTGACGGTATTGGCCGATTGAACCATTGTAACCTTCTTCAAGAAGATAGTCGAGCTTGTTAGCCTCCTTAGAGAAGACTGACTGACGAAGCTTGAACAAACCAACGTTCAATGTATCATCAAACTCACGAGTTGAGATGTCATAACCAACGATACGATCTTCCATGACTTGTGAGATGGAATTTGTAGCAGGGTTAGTACCAAACTCAGGAGTAGCTGTAAGAGAGAACTCAAAGCGTGAAGCAGGAACTTCTGTGAATGTTGAGAGTCCAGTAGCACCTGGAGTTGCTGTAGCTGTATAAACTGTATCAATAGCTTCAAATGATGAAGCAGGGTTGATGTTAGTATTATCAGCAAGACCAACATAGTAACCATTAAACTGACCATCAACAACAGTCTGTCCTTTGTTAACAACAATAAGAGCAGCACCTGAAAGGTCTGTTACACCTGCGAAGGATGTTACTGGTGTTGAATCGAATTCGAAGAGTTCACCATTCTTAAGTTGGAGGTACTCTGTATCTGTTAATTCAAACTGTGTAGGGCGACCTAACACATAAGTAGCACTCGCTGTGTCAAAATCGGTTGCAGTTGCTGTATTAACTGTATCCCAGACAGCGCCTGGGTAAGCAAGAACACTGATCTTTGAACCAAAGCCTTGACCGTTACTTGCACCGT